TGGTTATGAGTATTTTGTGGTGTTTGCGGGGACGAATACCTTTAGAGATCTGAAAGCAGATTTATCCACTGAGTTTCAGAATGCGTTGCCCCGTGACCGTGAACGTAATCTTCTGTGGCAGGATGGTGACATTCTTTATGATGGTGTTATCGTTCGGCAAGTGCCGGAGATTTCCGGCTTTGTCACCAACGTATGGTCCGACCTAACGACTGCTGGTGCCTCCTCGACGCGGGTAGAACCTGTGTTCTTGGTTGGCAAGCAGGCGGCGGTCATGGGCTTTGGTCAAATGGCAAAGCCTACTTTCCGTAAAGAGGATGATTACGGTTTCATCGTCGGTACTGGTATTGAGATGGCGTATGGTGTGTCGAAGATGTTCAAAAAGCATCCTTACACTGGTTCTAATTTGAAGCAGTGGGGTGTTTTGACGGGCTTCTTCAGCGCGGCTGTTGATGCGTAATCGCTAACCTAGAGGGGAGGCTTCGGCTTCCCCTCATAACCTTATAGGAGTGTTCAATGTCTAGAGCACCAAGGACGGAAAGGGTTGGCGAAAAGTCATTAGAGGTTTCTGCCACTACTGGCTCGACAGCCATCACCATTCCAAACTATGGCGTGAGTGAACTTCTCTCGACGGCAGCCAATACGTATGTGTTGGGTGCTCCGGATGAGGGTATTCGCAAGACGCTTTATTCTGTAACCACAACGTCAGCGGCTGTTATTGTGCGAGGTTCGACTGGCACTACTGTGACGTTTGACAATCAGGCAAACACTCAAATCACTTTTAATGCAACTGTTGATATGATTGTTGACTTGCTTGGTGTGTCGTCTACGCGCTGGCTCGTTACCAACGTGCATCCTGATAATCTCGCCGAAAATACTACCGGCGTGGTTGTCGGCACGACATAAGGAGGTGACGCATGGCTAATTTTACAACAAGAACGCAGACGGCGTATGACTATCATACTCAACAGGTTCATTATTTGCATAGGGATGTTGCCTATAATACGCCGCAAATTCAGACCACGGCAGGCTCAAAGGTTTATGTCGGTGCATTGCCGGCAAACTGCCTGCCGATGGAAACCATCGTTCGAATTAAGACCTCATTCGATGGTTTGCTTATTGTTGGTACTTCGAGTGACACCGATTCATTTGCCACTACGGCAGATGTGACGGCTGGCACAACGGGTACTTATGTTGTGGATCGGGCATATGGCACGGTCACGACTGTCGATCTTCCTGTTTATGTTCAGCTTACGACTGGTTCTACAGTGGGTGAGGCAGATGTGTTTGTGACATTCATGCCTGCAAGATAAGGGGGGCCTGATCATGGTCACTTATGCAAAAACTGGTGGTGTGGTGAGTGTTCCCCTTGGTACTACAGGGGGGGCGGTTGCCGACCTACCTAACAATGGTATGAGTATTGTTACAGGTGAAGAAACTTATGCTCTGGCCGCTCCGGCTTTGGGTGTAAGGAAAACACTTGTTGCAACCTCGACCACGACTACCGCTGGCCCGACTGTACGGTTTAGTACGGCTACAACCGTGACTGATGGTGGCGCTAATACACAGATCGCGTTCGGCGCCGCAACAACCTATAATCAGGTTGTAGAGATGATCGGCGTTAACACTACGGAGTGGGCCATCGTTAGTATCTATCCGCCCGCTTCGACTGGTGCTGGCCCTGTGGCAGGCACTACCTAATAAACGAAGGGAGGGTCGATTGTGGCCCTCCCATTTTCTTAACAAAGGTGAGTAGTGAAGATAGCCATACTGGGAGCCGCGCCCTCTTCGCGGAAGTTTGCTCCTTTTCACGATCCTGAGTGGGAAATCTGGGCATGTTCACCACCTAACTATGATTTACCCAGAATAGATGCGTGGTTTGAACTACACAATCTTGATCGCAAAATGGCGGTGGCGGGAAATCGACCTTTCTTCGATGTTCTAACACGGCACCCACGTGTTTATGTGGCTCGAAAAGACCCGAGGCTTCCATTGGCACATGAGTTTCCCAAAGACTCATTGCTGAAAAAGTATGGTCCCTATTTCTTCACATCCACTATTGCTTGGATGCTTGCTTTTGCCATTGAGCAGAAGCCTGAAAAAATAGGCATGTGGGGGGTTGATATGTCAGCGGCCGATGAACTCTACACTCATCAGCGTCCGGCTTGCCACTTTTTCATACGTGAGGCTGAGCAGGCTGGCATCAAAATAACAGCGGCGGCTCAGAGTGATATTTTGCAGCCACCCGCCTTGTATGGCTACAAGGAATTTTGGCCGATGTTCTGGAAACAAAAGGCTCGGCGCAAGGAACTCGAAGAGAGATTAGAGAATGCACGCCGGGATCACAAGCGCCTCACCAATGAGATGTTGATCTTCCAGGGTGCAATAGACGATATGAATTACGTCGATAACACTTGGCTGCAAGCCCCGACAGATCACCAAAACATAACAGAGGAACGAGATGGCTAAGACACGACAGGAATTGATCTTCAGGGTTTTACGCAATCTTGGGGCATTGCCACAGGGACATACCCCTGATGATGAAGAGAAAAACTCAATTGATGCTCTTATTGATCCTTTCCTGGAGGATCTTATCGCACGGGATATTGTCTACATTGAAGATGTAGACGCAGTTGAGGATCGGTATTTTCTTGCTCTGTCACATGCCTTAGCTGGTCAAGCTCTGTCGGAATTTGGTCTACAGAATGATGCTGGCATGATTGCCAGAGCGATGAAGGGTGAACAGGATTTGAAGGTTCTGTCCTCTACGCAGCCAACATATAAGCCGCTTGAGATTCAGGCTTACTAAACGAATGGTGCTAGGGCAATGACTGCCATACCTTGGCCGCTTACCAGCAATCCAGGTCAGAGAGCGCAGGAGGGAACTGGTAGGCTGATTAACGTCTTTGTTGAGCCGCGTGGTGATAAAACACCCGTATGGCGCAGGGCGCCTGGGGCCGGTGTTTTTGCACGCACGCCCTCTGTTGGCGCGGCTACAGGGGACGCTCAGGCAGTTGGTGTGTCGAATGTTATTGATATTGAAGGTGACGCGACTGGTGATGCTACGGCATCCGGCGGCGGAAGTTAAGCACGATGGTAACAGCTCCATTTCGTGGTGGGATACAACACGCATCGACTGAGCTATATGGCGTCTGGTCAGATGAAGTTTATCTAATCAATAAGTCTGGTGAACGTACCTTGTTTAGTACGTTGTCAGGCACGGACGATATTCATATTGCCCGCAACAATGCGGCAACGCCCGACATTGTTGTAGTCGTAAATTCCGGTGCTTTTATCATCAACACTACGGCTATCGCCGTTCAGACATACCCTGACGGTGATGTGGGATCACCTACCTGTGTGGGCGGACATCTCGGTTATTTCATGTTCGGTTATGGTAATGGTGACTTGATTGCCAGTGGTTTGAACTCAACCGCCATCAATACACTGGATTCAGCACGTGCCGAATCAAATCCAGATGGTGTGAGTAACATTAAGAGTTATGACGGCCAAATGTATGTCATGGGGGAATCTTCTATTGAAGTCTGGGGCGATCCTGTCAATACACGTGGCTTTCCCTTAACACGCATAGGCTACAATATCAGACCTGGAATAATTGCTCCTCATGCCACGGCAGGATGGGAACCTGAGTTCGGTCACGCTCCTATTTATGTTGGCTCCGATAATACGGTTAGGCAATTGGTGGGGGCTCAGTCCGTCAAGATCAGTCCTCCTGATTTGGATAGATTTATTGCAAGTACGGTCTTTAAAGAAAACATCAATTGCATTGCCTATATAGCTGGTGGTCATGCCTTTGTGCAGGTAAATAGTGACAACTGGTCATGGGTCTACAATCTGAATAACGGCAATTGGCATGAACGCAAAAGTGATGGTTCTGTTCGCTCCGAATTGCATGGTTATATTGCCGCCTTTCGGAAGTGGTTGGTTGGCAAAGCGGATGGTACGGACTTGCTGGAGGTAAACCACGTTGCCCAAGACGAAGGCGGTAATCCTTTAGTGGCTCAAATGGAAAGCAACGAGGTAAAGGATTTTCCCAATCGCGTGCGTTGTAGGAGGGCTGAATTTGAGTTTACCGTCGGTATTGGCGAGGCTGGAGGTACAGATCCGATTGAAGTTGACCCCACAGTAACGATTGAGTGGTCGAATGACGGGGGGCGCTCGTGGTCAGTGCCGTGGTGGCGGAAGCTTGGAAAGCAAGCCAAAAGTTTGCATCGTGTCTTTCTACTGAACACGGGCTTGACGGGGCCTAAGGGCCGGAAATGGCGTTGGACGGTTTCAGATCCTGTCCATGTCGGTTTTCTTGGCGGCGATATGGAAGCGGAAGTTAGAGAAAAATAATGGCTAAAGCGCCAGGACTTCCGCCTATCGCAGTCTCTATTGTTGATTCCAAGGGTAATATCGCCTCACAGTGGTATCATTACCTGAAAGCAGCCGACACGGAATGGCGAGGAAAAACCACAATAACGACAACGGCAAGCACCGGAACCATAATCTCCAACGAGGGTGTGTCGATTTTTACGTCAACACCTGGAGTAATACATATCCTAGAGGATCCTACTGCAAATGTCAGAAAAACATTGATAAGTGTTACATCGGCAACGCAAGCAGGGTCGGTAATTGTTCAGGCGGCGACTGATGTTAGCATTGGCCCTAGTGGAGAAAATGGGTTGGTTTTTCCGACCTCTATTTCAACATATGATTTGATCGAACTGATAGGAACCTCGACATCGCAGTGGTACATCATCTCACAGACGACGAATGTGAGTGTAACTGCGTCGTCGTAAGGGGGTTTTACAATGGGTATTTTTGATATTTTTAATCCCGATACTGCTTCGATAGCTGCGGCGGGGAAAGATCAGCAGGAAGCTATCGAAACGGGTGCGAGACGCGCTCAAGACGTTATTACCAAAAGTGAAGAACAGGCTCGTGGAGATATTGGAGGTGCTTTACAGCCATTCCAAGAAACTCTAGTTCCACAGTCGCTTGATGCTTTCAATCTCTTTTCTGATCTTGTTACGGGTGGTGATGCTGCTCGTGACGCATTGGGTGTATTCCGGGAAGGATTGGGTTACCAAGATCAGCTTGCGCAGGGCGAACAAGCCCTTTCTCGGTTAGCAAATTCACAAGGTCAACTTTTGGGGCCACTTGGTTTTTCGGGTGGTCTGACTGGTGACGTGCTTGATTTCTCACAGCAACTTGCGAACAAGACGTTTATGGACTTTTCTGGTTTGTTGGGTGGTTTTGCCGGTCAAGCACCTGGCATTGCCAGCCAACAGGGTGGTTTATTTGGTCAACTCGCAAACATTGCCCAAACCAGTGGTCAGAACAGAGCTAACATTGTTAACCAAGCATTCCAACAAATGGGGGCATCGGAGGCTCAAACTGCTGCTAACATTTTCTCTGCCGACCAAGCTGCATCAGCAAACGCGATGAACCTATTCACAGATCTACTAGGGCTTGCTGTTGGTGCTGCTGGTGCCGGTATTATCCCCGGAATTACACCATCATTTAATATAGCGGGGGGCTCAAGCTTTGCTCCAATCCCTAGCTTTACAACGACAGTAACACCCGGGTGATAACCCATGGCACAATTCACGGTTCCACAGGTTGATTTCTCATCTTTGGCTAATTTGCCACAGGTGTTTCAACAGGCACAGACATCAAACTTGCAGCGTGCGTTGGCGGCTCAACAGTTAGCCAAGCAGCAGCAGATTCAAAGTCTATTTCCCGAAGGTCTACCCATGAAGGGTGGAGTTCCCGATTTCGATGCTGCCATTTCCGCTCTTGGGGATGTTGACCCGTTGGCAGCACTCAAACTTTCCATCTCAAGAGAGCAAGCGCGGGCGGGATTGATTCCAGAGGACATCCGTACCATGCAGTTTTTAGGTTTAATGCCTAATCGCTCGTCTGGTAATGCACCACAACAAATAACACCTGAGACGGCACAGACCCAAACCGGCGGTCAGGCGCCAACCCCAGCAATAACACAGCCCCAAATGCCATCCTTTTTAGAAGAAAAAGTATTCTCTACACAGGAACTAGAAGAGAAAAAAGCGTTTGGCCGGGAAGCGGGAAAAGCTAAAGCTGAAGCCCAAGTTAATTTACCTAAGACAATTGCATCTGCAACTGAAACACTTGATGTAATAGATCAGGCTATTAAGCACCCAGGAAGGGAATTTGCAACCGGTAGAAGTGGTGCTTTGTTAGATGCCCCAGTTGTTAAGGAGTTTTTTAGAGGTAGTCAACCCAAGGATTTTCTAGTGTTGTTAGATCAGTTAAGGGGTAAGGCTTTCTTAGATGCTTTCTCGAAGCTTAAGGGTGGTGGACAGATTTCGGATGCTGAAGGTAAAGCAGCGACTGCCGCACAAGCGCGTCTTGATCCAACCCAAAGTGATGAAGCTCAATTACATGGTTTGCTTGAAATGCGAACCGTTGTACTTAGAGGGTTGATACGTGCTTATGGTTCTTCTGGCCAACAGGTACCACAACAAGTTTTAGACGAATGGTCGAAAGCGGAAAGGGAAAGTGGTTTGCAACAGCGAGTGCCATTTGAAGCGAATCCGTCACAGACACAAGAAGCGGCACAAGCACAGTTGCCGGGCAATATCCCATCAAAAATCAACACAGAGGAGTTGGACCTCATTCAAAAGGTGCGCACTGCAATTCAACAGGGACACTCCTTGGAATCTATTGCAGAGGCCTTACGCCAAGACGGTGTTGACGAAACAC